GAACGCTTCATACGCTGCGTCAAACGACGCCTCGGGGGTCGATGAGTTCGGTACCGCTGGCGCGGCTCCGATTGGGGTGGGGGCTGTGGGCATGGTCCCGTGCTCTCTTTCTTGCTGTGGTCAGGACGTGGGCAGGCCACGGATCTGGAAATCGATGGTGGTCAGGGAGACGACATCGCGGATCGTGTCGGCGGCTTCCAGGGTGCCGAAGACCAGGCTTTGCTCGAACCCCGGCGCGAGCGTGGGCGCGTAGGCCACGCCCTTGCCCAGCAGGCCGCGCAGTTGCACCAGGGCGTTGTCTTCTGCCTTGCCGCTGAGCTTGATCTGGCCCGCCATGTCGTAGGTGCTGCCGTATAGAAGCGTGGTACTGGTGCCGTCAGCCTCTTCCTTGCGGTAGGAATACGCCCTGGGGCTGCGGCGCAGGCCAGCCACCACGCCGCCCCACTCCACACCGGGGATGAAGCGCAGCTTGCCGGCCTCGATCTGGGTGACGCGGCGCGTCTGGCCGACGGCGCCCATGATCTTGATGACGACCTTTGCCGCCGGATAGATGGGCAAGCCCGTGACCAGCACGCGGTCACGCAGGCGGCGCTGGCCGTAGGCGTAGTCCCAGTAGCCGAAGGCCGGCGCCTTGATGGTGCCCGTGCGGGTTACCTCGGGCGTCATGGACGCTTCGGTCGGGTACACCTCCACGCTCCACGAAGCGCCAGCCATGCCAAACAGGGCGATGGCGTTGGCGTAGCGTAGCTTGAGGTGGTACTCGATGTCGGCATCCGTGCGCACCAGCGGGTAGCTCTGATGCACCAGTTTGCCGTCGGCGCGCTTGGCCGGCCCCAATGGGAGCCACCGCTTGGTAGCGCGCATGTCTTTCCAGGATGCCTCATCCACCTCTGGCGGCGAAGTGTCTGAACCGGTGCGAGCCACGGCGCACCTGAATACCCGGTGCAGAGCCGGGCGGACAACCTCATCCCCAACGGCATAGGTGCCCGCAGCCCAGGCGGTTTCGCCCGGCCCTGGCTCCGCGATGCTGCCGGCCAGGAACGCGGCGTCGTCGATGGATACCCGCTCGATGTAGTACATATCGTCCTCAGATCGGCGCTTCCAGAATGAAGGCGCCGTTGCCGTTGTTGGTGAAACGCACCTGCACGTCTGCGATGTTTCGGGTGTTACCTGCCGTCTCTTCGCCGGCCGCACGCAGCTGCGCCACTTCGGCGCGCAGGGCGCGGATCTCGGCGATCAGTTCGGCGTTGCTGCCAGCGCCGACAGGCTGAGCACCGGCCCAAGGGTTGTAGGCCTTGGGGATGATGGCTTCGCCTTCATGGATCTGGGCCAGCATGTCGCGCGGGACGTAGTTCGTGCCAACGGCGAACTTCGGGATTCCGGCGCCGGAGAACACCTTTTCGATGTCCTCCAGGCTGTAGCCGTAGGCGCTGGCAATGTCTGCCTGCGTCCAGCCCTTGAGTTCTGCAGTGATGGCGAAGCCGCGCAGGTCATCGAGCACGCTGGTGTCTTTGTATGCATCGCCCACAAAGCCCAGAATCTCTGTCTTGCGGTCTGGCGCAGGGCCACCGCCGCCACCACCGCCGCCGCTGGGGCCGCTGCTGAACGTGGGAGCGCCGCCGGGCGCCGCGTCGGTCACGGTGTCCTCTGGGAACATGAGCGCCTGCAGCGCGGCCACTGCGTCGGCGACGCTCAGCGTTGCATCTACCCCAGCCTGGCTCAGTTCGAGCTGGTCGCGCCAGTATCGCAACGTGGAGTCCAGTTGCTCGCTCTGCCCCTGCAGTTCGCGCAACGTGCGCTCTGCCGTGCCGAGTTGCTCGCCTGCCATCCCCTCCAGCTCGGAAAGCTGGCCTGCGAGCACCAAGGCCTGGTAGTCGCGCTCGGTCTGGTTGCGGAAGTTGCCCACGTCCAGCCCGCCGCGCGCCGCAGCGATGGCTTCGGCCAGCCGGTCCTGCTCTGGCATGTAGCCAGTGGACCGCGCCACGCTGAGCGCATTGGCAATGAAGGCACTGCCCTGCGCAGCCTGCATGGCGGCGGTGCTGGCCACTTCGTCGTACAGCTCGCGCACGTTGCTGCGCAGCAGGTCGAAGACGCCTGAAAGGCTCGATACAGCTTCCTCGGCCGCATCCTGCTGAGCTTGCAGCAGGCGCTTTTGCGCATCCACAGCGCGTTGCAGGCCAGTGAGCGCGTAGGCCTGTGCATCGGCACGCACCTGGTCTGCGGACTGCGCGATGCTCGCAAACGCGGGCGCCAGCTGCAGCAGGGCAGCGTAGGTGGCGCGGCCCGCCTCGGTGCTGAGGTCTTGAGCTTCCACCAGCGCGCGGAAACCTTCGCGCGATGCGGGCATGCTGATGCCCAGCTCAGCCAGACCTTCGGCCACCTCACGGGTGACCTGAGCTGCACGCTCGGCCTCGCTGTAATAGGCCTCGTAGTACGAGCTTGCAGCCGCCGAGAAGTTTTCCAGGCCGCCGAACAGCTCGGCCAAGCTGCTGGCTGCATCCGCGCCCCGCAGCGATGCATCGTAGAGCGAGAGCCCGAGCCGCTCAAACCAGTCGTTGACGGTGGTGACGCTGGTGGCCAGGCGCGTGAGGGTATCGATCGCCTGCTCGCCGTCCCGCGCGTATTCGCTTGCCGCGTAGGTTGTCTCCTCGATCGTGCGGGTGACGGTCTGCATCGTGCCGTCGCCCCAGTCGCCCATGCCGCCCGCGAGCGTCTCTGTGACTTCGCGGGTCGTGGTGGTCAGCGTGCCCAGCACTTGCTGCGCCAGCTCATTGGAGCCAGTGGCCAGTGCGTCCTGCAGGGCCTTTTGGATGCCCGCCTCGTCCAGCCCCTTGAAGCTGACTTTGATGTCTGTCGTGAAACCCTTGATCCGGTCGGTGGGCAGCGAGAGGGCCTCGGCAAAGTCGGTCACCTGATCCTGCACAGCCGAGAAGCCACCAGCGAGCACGCGCGCCAGCTCGGGATCGACGGCCGAGTAAGTGGTCTTGTCAGAGCGGAACAGGCCCCCCTCATAGAAGCGGTACTGCTGCCCCTCGAACCCCGCTTCGCCGCCCAGCGTGCCCTGAATACCCTGGTCTTTGAGCTTGCGCGAAAACGCGGACGAGAGCAGGCCGATGCCCAGGGCGATGGGGCCGAGGGCACCGGCGAAGGTGCCCAAGCCACCCAGGATGTTGCCAGAGCCCAGGGCGATGCTGCCCGCAGACATGGCGCCACCCAGCGTGGAGCCTGTGGCAGACAGGCCCAGGCTGCCCATGAGGCCACCGAAGCCAGCAGACATGCCGCCGCCGAAAGCACCAAGGCGCCCGAGCAAAGATGCCCCACTGATGGCCGTGGACACGCCGCTGATGCCCTGCCCCGCTTGCGCAGCAGTGGACAGGCCCAGCGCGCCAGTGATGGCGCCCGCCACAGGGCTGACGATGGCCGAAACCACAGGCCGCAGCACCATGGTCTTGAACATGTTGACCACCGTGTCGCGCAGGTTCTGCGCGAAGTCCTTGCCGCTTTCAAAGCCGCGCATGAGGGCGTCGGTGAGGCTCTGGTTGATCTGGTCGGATGTGCGCTGCCATTCGTCGGCAGCCTTCTTGGCTTCTTCGACGGCGGTTTCGCGGGCGGCGCCGGTGCGCTTGGCGTTGGCCAGGTCGCGGTAGGCTTTGGCCTGGGCCATGAGGGCTTCGTAGGCCTGCATGTCGAGGTTGCGGTCCAGCTCTTTGCTGGCCTGCAGCTCGCGGTCGGTGGCCAGCATTTCGAGCTTGGCGGCGTCCAGCTCTGCCACGGCCTGGCGCGAGAGGCCCATGCGGTCAGCCGCTTCTTGCTGCGCCTGCACGTCGGCCAGGAGCTTGTCTGCCCCGGCCTGGAGCGATGCGATGTACCCTTCGCGGGCCTTGGCGGCTTCGAGCGTGGCCTTGGCCATGTCCTCCAGCACGCGCTTTTCGGCTTCTTGCGCAGCGCGAATGGCGGGCTGCTTTGCCAGCAGCTCGGCCTGGGCCTGGGTGAGCTGGTCGAGGCTGAGGGCGCCGTCGGCATACATGCGGCTCAGGCGCGCCCAGTCGTCGGCAAAGCCGCCGCTCAGGCCGTGCAGCTCGGCCATGATTTTGGCCTGCTCAGCCAGCTCGCGGCGCAGGGCTTCGGCGGCTTGCTTGGCGGCGTCTGCTTTCGCCTGATCTTCGCCAGGGGTGTAGGGCACCTGCGGTTTTGCTGGGCTTTCTTCTGCCGACTCTACCGGCTGGCCAACAACTTTTTTGACGGCCTCGCTCGCACGAGTGGCCATCTTCTGGACGGCCTCAAGCTCGGCTCGCAGCAGGGCCATGCGGCGCTGCGCGTTTGTGTTGCCGGGGTCTCGGTCCAGCGCTGTCTGCAAGTCTTGCATGCGCGCCTGGATGCGCACCATTTCGGCCTGTGCCGTTTGCGCGTTGCGCGTGGCATTGCCCAGATCATCAGTGCCCATGGCAATGCTGCCAAACTCTGCCAGCCCGCGGTACACACCAAGTAAAAGCCCACCCTCATGGGCGCCTTTTGCCATTGCAGTCGCAATTTGGTTGAGCCCCGGAAGCATGTCCTTGACCATGGCGCGGCCTGCATCTGCGGCGGTGGTCTTGATGTCGAACAGCTGCTTGTTGAAGCGCTCTGCCGCTGCGGCCTGCTCGGTGGTGACCTTGCCGACGAGCGTGGTCTTTTCCGCCAGGTCTGCCAGAAACGGCGCCATTTCGCGCAGGCTTTTGCCGAACAGTTCCTGCACCAGACGTGCCTTGTTCTGGTCATCGGCGTACCCACTCAAGGCCACAGCCACCTGGCGCAAGGCTTCTGCGGGATCAAGGCGGCGCAGCTCTGTGGCCTGCAGCCCGATGGAGCGCAATGCCTGTTCTGCATCGCTGCCTGGCTTGGCCTTGAGCAGCACATCGTTGAGCTTGACAAGGCTGGTGGTCACCACATCCAGCGAGCCGCCGCTGCGCAGTGCGACATCCTCAAGGGCACTGATGCTTTCGATCGTGGATCCGGTGGCGTCCTTGACATCGTTGAGCGCGTCCAGACCATCATTGATGCGCAGCACGAATGCCGCCATGGCACCCATGCTGAGGCTGGCCGTGAGGGCCATGAGCTGGCCGCTGACCACGCTGGCCACGGTGCCCATGGAGCCCAGGCGCGTCTCCAGGCCTGCCTGGGCGTGGGCTGCGGTGGCGGCCTTCGCTTTGGCAGCATCCAGCTGGTCCAGGTAGGGCTTGAGCGTGTCCAGGTTCGCGCCGCGCATGCGGGCGATGCTCTCCTGGTACTGGCGCGTGGCGGTGCCGCCCGACTCCAGGGCCGCGATCTGGCGCTGCAGGCTGGACACCATGTTCTTGGTGACGCCATCCATGGTGCGGGCGGCGGCCTCGCCACCGGCGCCAATCTTCTGCATGCTTTTGCCGCCCTGCTCGCCCGCCGTGGCGGCGGCCTGTGCAAGGTCGGCGATGGATCGCTTGGCGCGGCCCACACCGGCCTCAACGCCATCGGCGCTGGCGGTGATCTTGATCTCGGTGCTCAGGTCGTTGGTCATGGCGGTGCGGGCGCTGTGCATGCGTGTGCACAGCGCCGGTCAGGTTTTGGGTTTGGGGGCAAATTCGCGGAAGGCGGCCACGGCTGCGGCCTCCATGGCCATGAGGTCGGCGTGCAGGTCATCCCACTCGGGCGGGGGGAGCTGCAGCCGGTCCATCAGCGGGTAGATGGCCTCCCAGCGCAGGCCGCTGGGTGTGCCGCCCATAGGGGGGTATGCCCAGCGCGTGCCCACGCGCTGGAACAGGGCCAGGGCGCGCTCGTTGTCGGGCCAGACGTCGAGGGTGTCGCTCTCGTAGTCTTCCAGCTCAAAGCCCTCTGACCGGGCCTCTGCCTCGGTGTAGGGGGGCTCGAAGAGCGCGCGGGCAATGGCCGTCAGTTTCCCAGGCGGCCGTGGAAGATGGCGGTTTCGTAGGCGGTGATGATGGCGCGCGTGGCGCCGCCGAATTCATCTTCCAAAGCCATGAGGCTGTCTGCGGTGAAGTCGTCTTCCAGGCCCCAGCCCAGCGCAAAGGTGAGCACCAGCTCGGCATCGCTGCGCAGGCCTTTGGCAACGTTCGCACCGAAGCCGGTGGTGGACAGGGCCTGCAGCGCGGCGTCGATGGGGCGGGCGGGCTCTGTGGCGGCAGGCTCTGCGGGTGCAGGGGCCGCTGCATCGGCGGGTGCAGGGGCGGCTTCGGTGGGCGCCGGGCCGGTGGTTGCGGGGGCCAGCGATTCGAGCAGGGCGCGCTGGCGTTCGTCGCGCACTTTGGCCCATTCGCTTTTCCGCAAGGCCTTGCAGCGCAGGTCGATTTGCACGGCGGCGCCGTCCAGGCGCTGGATGGTGACCGGCAGGGCGAACTCGGGGCACTGGGTGCCCAGGCGCTTGAGAACGGTGGCGGGTACGGTCTTTTGGGTCATGGTGTGGGTCTTTCGCTGGGGGGGAGAATTGCCCGTGCCCCACCCCGCCGCCCCAGCGAAGGGCGAACGGGGCGGAGTCGGTGCTCGGGGGTGGCGGGCCGGGCGGCCCGGTGGGTCAGGCTGCGGCGTAGCGCGTGCTGATGTTTTGGCCGTTGATGGTGCCCTTGACGCGCACGATCTGGCCCTCGCCTTCGACTTCTTCTTCGTTAAAGGCCACGCGTCCGGGGATCAGCGAGAAGGCGCCGGTTTTGGCGCGGCGGCGGATGACGGTATCGGCCTGCGTGGCAGACAGCGTCTTGAGGGCGTTGTAGCCGGGGGTGCCGATCATGTCGGCGTCCATCTCGAAGGTGCGTTGCACTGCGCTGAAGCCGTCGTTGATGGACGTCTCCACGTCGGACTCGATGAACTTCACGGTCACGGTCTTGGGCTCGCCGCCGCTGGAGCTGTGGTTCATGGTCTTGTCCAAGTCCACCCAGGTGGTGACCTTGCGCACCGTGCCTGCACCACCACCGGGGGCGTAGAACTCGGTGTTGGAGGTGTCGCAGCCGTCGAGCACGAAGGTGTCGGTGGTGACGCTCTTGACCTTGAACGCGCGGAAGTTGATGCGGCCCCATGCGGAGAACACCAGAACGATGTCGCCGTTGGAGTAGCCGTGCGCGGTGCTGGAGACAACGGCCTCTGCGGCGTTGCTGATGCCGGTGATGGTTTTCGCTGTTGCGAGGACGGTGGCGACCGAGGTGATGGTGCCGGTGGGGGTGCGTGCCATGGTGGGCCTTTCAAACAAAAAAGCCCGCATCGCGGGCATTTGAGGGAACGCCCTTGCGGGCAACAAAAAAGCCGCCTGGGTTGCTCCGGGCGGCTTGCTCTGGGGGTTGGGCGCCTACAAGGGCACCCAGATGGAAAAATCCTGTCGCGCGCCGTACAGGCCGGTATCGGGTTCATGCACTGACACGCGGGCGCCCAGCGGCTCGCATTGCAGGCTGGCGGCCATCAATGCGGCTTCGGCCTGGCGGGCCAGGGCAGTGGCGGCCTCGCGCGTGGTGGCCCAGCAGGCGATCTGCATGCGGGCGTTTTCGCGGTCTGGCACGGTGCCTTCGGTGTAAGTGACGCTGCGCCCGCCGACCTGCTGGTACACGATGCGCGGCAGCGCGGCGGTGCTGGGCGCCACGTCGGGGTAGCAGCGGCCACCCACCAGGGCCTGCAGGGCGGCGAAGACGTGGGCTTCGGGGGTCATGGGGCGCCCCCCTTGATTTGCTCTGCCATGACGGCGCGGGCTGCGCTGAGGGCCTTTTGCTCCATGGCGTCGAAGCTGGGCCGCAGGAAGGGCCGAGCCGCCATGCGGCTGGTGCCATGCTCCACGAAGTGGCCGTAGAAGGCCTTGCGCTTGTTCCAGCTGATGCGGTAGGTGGCACGGCCTTGACCGGATTCGTCTTGCACGAAGGCCTGGTAGATGGCGGCGCGCAGGTTGCCTGGCTGGAAGGTGTGCTTCTTGCCTTTTGTGCTGTGCTCCTGGTCTGACACGGGCACGCGGCGCACCACTTCCTCGTACAGCACCTGCGCGCCTGCCTGGGCTGCGGGCCGGGCTGAGTCCTTGGCGGTTTTTGCCAGGGCGTCGAGGCGGGCATTGATGGCGCGTGTGTCCAGGGCGATGCTGATCATGCGACCTCCTGACAAACCAGATCGACAAACTGGCGCGTGGCCTCGTCGGGCAGCACGGCCAGCACGTTGTACACGGCGGTGCCGTGCAGCACGCGCATGCCCGCGTGCAGGCCGGTGCGCCAGCGCAGGCGCACCGAGCGCTGCACCACCGATGTGGCAGCGCCCGCCTTGATGGCCTCCAGCCCGCCGGTGGTGCGAATGTCTGCCCAAAGCTGGGCCACGTCCACCCAGCCGGTGAGGGGTTGGCCTGCGGCGTCCTGGCCGGTGGCGGGGGCCTGCAGGGTGACGCGGCGGTTGAATTTGCCTGCCTGGACCATGGCTACACCGCCCATACCCGGTATGGGTCCAGCAGGCCATCGGCGAAGCCTTGGGCCACCACGGGGCGCTCTGCGCTGCGTTCGCGGTGGGCGAACAGGTCGCCAATGGCCAGCAGAATCCACTGCACGATGGGGGCTGGCACCTTGTCTGCCGTAGTGCCGTAGCCTGCGGTGTAGGTGACTTGCAGCGCATCGAGCCGGGCCTGGGTGGCTGGCCAGGTGGCGGTGGGCTCCAGGCTGTGGTCTGCCAGGCGGTAGGCGCTGGGGTCCAGGGTTTGCAGCACACCGGCCGGGTCGTAGTGCTGCACGCTGGTGATGGCGATGATGGGGGCCATTTGCAGGGCCAGGGCGCT